ACCATATGCGAGACGTGATCATGTCAGAGAAAGAACGGCTTCGGGATCGTCGCGAGTTCCGCGCCCCCCTGTCCTTGAAAGACGGGAAGGCGTCCTTCGTGATGACCACCGACGCCCTCGATCGGCAAGGCGAAGTCGTCGAGGTAGACGGCTGGGACTTCGGCAACTTCATGAAGAACCCGGTCATCCTCGACACCCATCGCTACGAATCGATCGAGGACATCGTCGGGAAGGCCGTGGGTGAGCCCCGAAGGGAGGGTTCCGGGTGGGTTGTGGACATCGAGTTCGCGGCCACGGAACGGGGCAAGGTGGCCAAGACCCTTGTCGAGCAAGGCATGCTCAACGCGGTATCGGTAGGATTCCGGTCAACCCAGCGCAGGAAGGAAGGCCGGACCATGCATCACGTCCAGAAGGAACTCCTCGAGGTCTCCCTTGTCGCGATCCCCGCGAACCCGACCGCGCTCCGGGTCAAGGCCGTTCAGCCCTTCGGGGATCTTCCCCTCGCTCCGGATGACCTCGAGTGGAATCAACCCGCGGCCCAGGAGCGGGTCCGTCGGTGGGCCTCGTCCGACGGGTCGGGCGATAAGGACTCCATGGACTGGGAGCGGTATGCCCGGGCTTTCATGCTTGTTCGAGAGGGGATGGAAGAGGACTTCGGCGGGTACGGGTACCCCTTCGCCGATGTCGTCGAGGATCGTCTTGTCGCCCATATCAGGCCGATCCAGATCATCGCGAACATCCTCGCAGGCGGTCAGGGCGGGGGGAACCTGAGCCCGGAAGATCGGCGTCGGATGGCGCGTGTTGTGGAGCGGTACTATGACAAGGCGGGCGTCGACCTGCCGGAGTCGGTGGCGGAACTCGCCAAGGGGTCATACATGGACAAGCCGATGGAAGAAGAGCAGGGCATGGGCGGCGACAAGCCGAAGAAGCCCATGGCCAAGAATGAACAGCTTATGAGCCTGCGGGATCACTTGGTCGCCGCGGCCGCGGTTGTTGACGCGATGCTCGAGGGCTACGACGAAGACGAAGAGATGCCCGAGGAAGAAGCCCCGGTCGTCGAGGACTCCGCGAAGGCGGGGGGGTCTGGACAAGATTACCGGACCCCGGAAACACTGGTATCAGCACTTAAAGCGGCGGTGGCCGCAATTGGAGGACCCAACAAGTGAGCGACGTTGAGAAGCTCCTGAGCGACCTCGTCGCCCAGGTCGAGGCCAAGGGCGCAAGCCTCGAGGGCCGCATCGGTGAGATCGAGGCCGTCGTGAAGGCGAACCCGGGCCTTGCCCGCAAGATCGCTTTCTCGGGCGATGCCAACACGGCCGGGTCGAAGTTCGCCGGGATGACCTCGGGCGATGTCCAGATGCTCCACGACATCATGAAGTCGGCTCGGCATCAAACCGGGGTTGGTCCTTCCGAGGAACTGACCAACGCGGCCGAGGCCGTGAGCAAGCGGTACATCAAGGCCTACCCCGCGAACCTCGCCGCGGTCCCCTACACCAAGGCGACCCAGAACGAGGGCGCCGCGGGCTACGGTCAGGAACTCGTCGGCGTCCAGTACGTCTCCGAACTCTGGGATGCCGCTCGTCAGGATAGCCGGGTCTTCGGTCTGATCGACACGTTCGAAATGATCCATCCTTCGGCTTATCTTCCCGTCGTCGCGGATCTGCCCGAGCCTGTCCTCTCGGCCGAGAACACGACCGAGAACAGCTTCCTGTCCGGTACCGGGCGCGTCGGTTCTAACCGCGTGTCGGTCACGGCCAAGAAGATGCTCATCAACCAGATCTGGACCTATGAACTGGAAGAGGATGCAATCATCCCCTTCCTGCCGTTCATCCGGGCCCAGGTTGCCGCGTCGCTGGCCTTCTACAGTGACTCGGTCATCCTGAACGGTGACACCACGAACGCGGCCACGGGCAACATCAACTCCGATGACGCCGATCCCGCGGACGACAAGTTCTACCTCGCCTTTGACGGTCTCCGTCACGTCGGCTTGGTGGACAACACGGCCAACGGCATCAACGCCGCGGGCTCCATCGCTCTGAGCCAGCTCAGCGGGCTCAAGGGCAAGATGCTCGACAACACCTACAAGATCGACTGGGGTCATCCCGTCCGGTCGCAGGATCTCATCTACGTGTGCGATCCCCAGACCGCGGACGCGATCGCTCAGCTTGATCAGGTCGTGACCGTCGACAAGTTCGGCCCCCAGGCTGGCGTCCTCGTCGGTCAGGTCGGCAACGTCCTCGGATGCCCCGTGATCTCGACGATGGCGATGGGTCTCACTGAGGCCGACGGCAAGATCAGCGCCACCGCGGCCAACAACACCAAGGGCCAGTTGATTGCCTTCAACCGTAACGCGTTCAAGGTCGGCATCCGGAAGGCTGTCACCCTCGAACTCGAGCGGATGCCCGGCATGCAGCAGTCCCGCCTTGTGGCCTCGTTCCGTCTCGGCTTCGGCCGCTACGCCCCGACGGGTGCGGCGTCCGGCATCGAGGGCGCGTCGGTCCTCTACAACATCACCCTGTAGGTCTGGACGAAAATGCCAAAGCAGTTCGAACAGATCGCGGCACGCGGTCAGATTGTCCCCATCGTGTTCGTCCAGGACGCGGTGGCGGCAAGCCAGACCGACGCGCAGTTGAACATCCAGGAAGTGAGCGGCGGCATGGCCTTGGCCGTGCAGGGTCTCTCGCTCCCTTGGGCGGGTTCGGTTGTCGGGATCTCGGTGGATACGAGCGCGGCGGCGACGGCGGGTTCTCTCGCCGTCGGCGTCACCCTCGACGGCACCGAGCAGTCGGCTACCACGCAGACCTTGACCACGGCGACCGCGGCTTCGGCCGTGTTCGCTCAGACTGCGGTTCCGTTCGCGGCAGGCCAGAAGCTCGGGGTCGAGATCACGACTTCCGGGACTTGGGATGCCGTGACCGCGGATCTCGCGGTTGTGGTTTACGTCCTGCTTGATTGTCAGGGCGTCTAGTCGACAGGCAAGCCGGGGGGCCGGGGCTTCGGTCCCGAGCCCCCCGAACCATAAGAGAGGATCAAGATGAACGGGCCGATGTTCGGGGTCATGAAAGCGGTCGACGCCTTGCCCCTCTTGCAGCGGACGGCGACGGCGAACGGGGACATGTTCCGGACCTATTGGACCCAGAACGACCCGCAGGAGCGGATCTATCGCGGATTCTTCAAGGACGCGGGGGTCTTCGTCAACCAGACCGCGGGCTCGGGAAACAACCCCGGGGTCAACCAGTTCACGGTCAAGCTCCAAGGCCGCGTCGATTCGGACCACGCGTGGGCCGATCTCAACATGACCCCGATCGTGATCACGGCGAACGGAGCCGCGGGCTATTATGCCCTCTGCTCAGGGCCGCTCCTGCCCGAGATGCGTGTTGTTGCCACGGAATCGGGGACCGCGGACGCGACGTTCGAGGTCCATGTCATTCTTCAGTCGGACTAGAAAGGCCGGATCAAGATCATGCTCAAGTGCATCTCTAAGTATTCCTCTTCGGCCGGGGCATTCGTCCCCGGTGACATCATCGAGGACCCCAAGCTCGAGGCCGTCTTGCTTGCCGACTCGGCCGCATCCTTCGCGGAAGTCGAGTCCCGGGAGCAGGCCGAGGAAGTCGAGGTTGTCGAAGCGGCTCCGAAGATCCGCGGACTGCGCCGGAAGGCCTAGGCCGTGGCAATCGTCAACGGGTACGCGACGCTCAACGAGTTGAAAGCTCGGATGGGCGTCCCGGTGTCCGATACCGCGGACGACTCGATCATGGAAGCGGTCATCGAGGCCGCGTCCAGGATGGTCGACAAGTTTTGTAATCGGTTCTTCTACCAGACATCCGCGGGTCAGGTCCGGTACTTCACCCCTGCTTCCGAGGTCCTGACCTTCTGCGATGACGTGGTCACCGTCACGGCGATCGCAACGGACCGGAACCTCGACCGGACTTGGTCGAACGTCATCCCGGCCGCGGATTATGAACTGGGGCCCCTGAACAACGCTGTTTCGTCTTGGCCGTACACTGAGATCCGGATGAAGCCCCTTGCTGGCGAGTCCTTCGACCTGGGGCTTGAGATGGTCAAGGTGACGGGGACATGGGGATGGGCGACGGTACCCGATGCCGTCAACGAGGCTTGCCTGATCACGGCTGCCCGGTACTTCAAGAGAAAGGACGCCCCGTTCGGCGTCGCCGGGGGCGGCGAGGTTGGACAGTCGGTTGCACTAAGAGCGGTCGATCCGGACGCGGGCGTCTTGCTTGCGCCGTACCGGAAGATCGGCCTCGTCGATCTGGTCTGATGTCGAGCTACGAGATACAAGTCCGGGGCCTGGACCAGATCGTCCGGGCCTTGGACCTCGAGCGGGACGCGGTGGATGTCCTGCGGGAATACATCGACGCCGCGGCCAAGGTCGTCGCGAGCGAGGCCCGCAGGCGTGCCCCGGTGGACACAAGCCTTCTTCGGACCTCGATCAACGATCAAGTCAAGGTCGAAGGCCAGAAGGTCACGGCGTCCATCGGGACGAACGTCCGGAAGAACGGGAAACCCTACGGGGCTTTCATGGAGTTCGGGACGGGCCTCGTCCATGATCATCCGTCGTGGCCTCGCAAGCGGCACGTTGTGCCCCCTGCGGCCCTTATGGGATGGGCCGAGAGGAAGGGCCGCGGCGGTACGTTCCACGATGCCGAGGTCATCGCCGACGCTATCACGCGCCGCGGGGGCCTTCTGCCCCGGCGGTACCTGCGGGGATCGCTCGAGCAGTACCAAGGCCAGATCGTGCGGAACCTCGGCGAGGTCGTCCGGAAGATCCGGGCGAGGAGGGGCTTGTGAATATCGCTTCCGTCCGCGCAGGACTCAAGACCCGTCTCGCGACGATCTCGGGGCTCCGGTGTTACGAGACCATCCCCGATCAGTTCAGCCCCCCGGCCGCGATCGTCGGGATGCCGACATCGATTGTCTTTGACTTCGTCTATCAGCGGGCGGCAGATCGGGTGACCTACCCTGTCCGGTTGCTTGTGGCGAAGGCCACGGACCGGAGCGCACAAGAGCGGCTTGAACAGTACCTCGACGGGTCCGGGTCCTTGTCGGTCAAGGCCGCGATCGAGGGTGACCCGTCGCTCGGGGGCGCGGCCAACGTCACCCGGGTCTTGAGTGCCCAAGGCCTCGGTGTCTATGATATGGGGGGCGTCTCTTATCTGGGATGCGACTTCACGGTCGAGGTTATCGCGTGACGAAGGCAAAGAAGGCATACAAGACCCGGGTCGAGCTCTACAACGACTCGCTCGGTCTGGTCCTCTTGCCGGGCGACGAGGTCCCCGAGGCCTTGATCAAGATGTCCCCGTGGATCGTCGAAGAAGGTCTCGTCATCGAGGCCGCTCAATATGACATCGAGCAGGCCGCACCCGTCGAGGATGTCATCATTCCGGCCCCCGAGGTCACGGAAGACACGATTTTGTCGGTAGTTGACGACGTTAACGAAAATCCGGCCCCGCAGGATGCCCCAGAAGACGACTTCTCGGGCGACCCGGTACCTTCGGGTGGTCCGATTGACGAGGCCGCTTCTAGCGGCTATCAGGGGGCTTAGGATCAATGGCCTTCGTAGCGGGCCGCAGGGCCAAGGTTCTCATCGGTGAGTTCGACCTTTCGGCGTTCCTGAACAACGTTTCAGCCGCTCGGAACGCGGATCTTGCCGATGTCTCGGTCTTCGGTGACACGGACCGCGAGTTCTTGAAGACCATGCAGGCGGCGACCGTCACCCTGTCCGGGTTCATCGACACCGTGGCCGGGGCAACCGAGCCTGTCTTGTCGTCGTTCCTGACCGGGACCTCGACCCGTGCGGTCTCGATCTTCTGGGATGCCGATGCCATCGGATCGCCGGGTATCTGCGGCGCGGGCTGGGAGGGCTCCTACGAGGACTCGGCCCCGGTTGACGGCGTCCAGGCTATCGCGGCAAACCTGACTTTCACGGGTCAGGTTGACCGGGCGGTCTCGCTTCACGCACTCGCTGCGGAGACCGGGACCGGATCCTATACCGCGGTTGACGGTGGCGCGTCGAGCTCGAACGGTGCAGTCGCGAATCTTCATGTCACCGCGGCCGGGTCATCGGGTACCGGGACCGTCGTCGTCCAGGACTCGGCCGACAACATGACCTTCGCAACGATCGGAACCTTCTCTAACTTCACCGCGGCGACCTCGCAGACCTTGACGATCTCGGGGACGATCCGGCAATACGTCCGGGCCAACTTGACCTCGGCCCGCAACACCCAGACCTTCGCGGTCGCGTTCGGCCGCAGGCCGTAGGAGGACCCCATGGCTTTTAGCGCAGGAAAGAACGTTACTTTCAGCTTGAACGCGACCAGCATTCATGCGTTCTGCTCGAACATCAGCCTGACCCGCAACGGCGATACCCTCGACGTGACGACGTTCGGTGACTCCGACCGCGAGTTCATTCAGGGTCTCCGCTCGGCGACCATCACGATCTCGGGCTACTTCGACCCGACGGCCTCGACTGGCCCGGATGCGGTTCTCGCTACTTCGTTCGCAGATACCGACGGCGTGGCCTTCTCGCTCGTCTTCGGTCCTGCGGGAACGACCGTGACCTATGCAGGCTCGTGCCTCGTCGCCAGCTACGAGACCTCGGCCGCGGTTGAC